GGAACTACTTCTTTCTTGTCACCTGTCTCATCATAGATTACCTGTAACTTAGTCGTAATGTTCTTGAATCTCTTTCTTGCTTTAGCCATCTTTCTTCTCCTCCTCAAATTTGTCCTGTTCAATTAAACAATAGCTTATGCTAATGTTGCTTTTTTCCAGTTGCTCACGGTTTCAGTGCAATCGTCCACTGCTACATATACATAGTTTGCGTCAAACATGATTGTACCTTTCTTTGCTACTGTACCATTCACACCACCGGTTAATGTAGCTTTTGCCCACGCTCCCTTGTCCGCATCAGTATCAACAGCGATGCTATTTCCTTCTGTTCCATAAACAACAGCGGTTACTACAACGGTATCACCATCGCCATCTACTGCTGTCACCACTGAATCATCATTAGCTGTGATAGCCGCAACTAAGGCGGTAACTGCATCTGATGCAGTAGCACCTCCTGAAACGTCAACTGCAATATTGCCTTCAACTGTGTCTGAACCTGTGTCAAACTCATATATGGCACCACCTATTGTAACAGTCTCCCCGTCAGATACGGAACCACTAAAGGTCAGTGTTCCTGTTGCTCTGACGGAAGTCACAGCGGTGCCACTTGGAATTACTAACAAAGAGCCAGCTTCAACTTGGTCTCTATAGATTCTTGGCATGTGAACTCTCCTTTCTTTTATAAAAAGGGGCAAGGCATCAACCCTACCCCCCAGCTACTACTAAGTAATTGTTACTGTAGCGTACAGGTCAGTAATCAATGGCTTTCTAGCATATCTACTCATTACTGAACGAACTGACTGCATAGTGTTCGGGTCAGTGAATACTGGGGTCGTGTACAGCGGCACGTAAGGTGCGTATACATAACCAGTCTCAAATATGCTTGTACCTTTGTGACCTAACAGAATCTTTCCAGCCGGTGCCATTGGGTCTTTGTAAACAGTGAACCTGTTTCTGATAACACCGAATCTCTCAAGTCCCATACCAGACTGTCCAGCCCAGTCTCTTTGCACTTCTGAGAATCCGTCAAGTTTCTCAAGCCTTGCACAAGTGTCTGGGTCAGCTACAATCCAAGTAGCGTTTCTGAATCTTCTCTTGTAAATCAAGTTGTTCGCATCAATGATTGCTTCCCATAGAGTCATCTTGTACTCTCTGTCAGAACCATTGTAATCCACTGGTGCCGTTGCTGACCAGTTTACGTTACCAGCTGATGCTATGTTGTACAGGTCGTTAACAATTTGTCTGTCAATTTCCCTTCTGATTTCGTCACCAAGTATTGCAAGCATTTCAGTCTCAGCGTTAACTCCGTGGTATGCAAGCATATCTTGCTGTGCTTCAAGAGTCCATTTAGCTTTAAGCTTCTTAGTCTCAGCCACAACAGAATCGCTAGTCATATTGAAGTCAATCTCTGGAATGTTGTCTCCGCCTTCAGTTGGTGTAGTCAAGCTGTAATCAACAGTGACTACCGCATCGTCAGCGGGAGCCACAGCCAGTGTGAATTTACCAGTTGTCGCATTGGTCAGTGTAAAGTCCACTGCCACACCATCTACATAAACTGTAGCGGAGTCAGCAAGTACAGGAAGCAAGTGTGAATCACTTACTGTGAATGCTACCTTGGTTCCATCACCTTCACCAAGTACAAGACCTCTTACTACTCCACCCGCATAATACGGATTGAAGTTTGCCATACCGTTACCACCGATAACGTCTCCGGCAGTGGTTCCTCTGATGCTTGTGCCGTATGTGAAGTCTAGGTAGAATACCATAGCTGTCGGCATTGACATGGGCTGTACAGAAACTAATTCGTTTGCAATCAGATTCGGGAATACCCTTCTAATCAAAGGGAATCCATAAGTTGTGAATGCTTTCACGTTGCTTGTATCAGAAGCTTCGTTCATTGCCCACCTTTCAGCATTCTCAAGCATGGTCTCTAGGGCAAGTCTCTTGTGGTCATCTAGTCCCTCAGTCAAATGTGCCCATTTCTCTTTTCTTGCTTCGTTCTCCACTAGGAACGATGGAGTCAGCGTCCCCTCATACATTTTACTCATTCTTATTTACCTCCTTCTGTTAGTCCAGCGAGTCTACGCTGTCTCTTTATTTCCTCAGACAACATTTCT